CAGCATTCTAAGACAAGACTAGAGGAAAATGACAATGTAGCGGGTTTGGGAGTTTTTGATTTTGATGGTGACATGAATATGAACCACATGATGGCCTTGGCTGGAATACCCAGCAAGGGCACGGAGTAAAAAAATGCAAGCGAGACAAATTTTAGAACAAACAGGATGCTATAATAGTAAAGAGATGGGATATGCTAGACAATGCATGGCTAAATATGCAAAGTTGTTACAGCCGGCGCACAAGAAAGATCCTATCAATAATCCGTATATTCGGAAAAGCACAGCTCTTCTTCTTGAGAATCAAGTTTCTGAACTCAAAGAAGACACCACAAGTCAGAACTTGGCTTATTTTCCGCAATACATGTTGCCGATTATTCGCCGAGTATGGCCTAATTTGATAGCAAATCAGATTGTATCAGTACAGCCTATGACTTCGCCGGCAGCTGGTGTTTTCTATTATGAGAGAAAATACTCTGATAGAAAAGGATCAATGGTCACTCCTAATGGTCCGGCCCTTGCACCTACTGCAAAGAATTATGATGGAGAGCTTACTGCCGGTACTAACATGGCTCAGAATTTTGGTATGTATTATAGTTCTGAGTTTATCAATTATGATGCTGTGTGTACAGATACAGGAACTAGCACTGCCGCATTGACCAATGCGAGTACTAATTGTCGTGTGACTGAGTGGGGCCCGATTCGTGACAACGGTGTACTTGGACAACGAACATTTAGTGTAAAAGCTTTTTATCGTGTTAAAGATGCCGCCGGAACTGGCACTTTGAATATAGTTGCTACCATGGATAATTCTGGTAATTTGGTGGACAATCAGCCTACTCCTAAAGTAGTGGGAACGTTCAACATCGCTAATGGCCAGTGGGCTATTACTGGATATAGTGAAGCGGGAGCCGCTGCTAATTTCGTTGATAATACAGTTATTTATTTTCAGTATTATGTTGATTGGGAGCGCGTACATCAAACTTCAGGTGCAAGCATTCCGTCTGTTGAGTTGAGCATCACAATGGAGACATTGAGAGCTGAATCGAGAAACCTCAAAGCTAAATGGCACATTGATGCTGTTGAGGATATGAAGGCTCAAAATGGTCTTGATGCTGAACAAGAAATAGTAACTATGTTTTCTAACGAGGTTATGCTTGAGGTAGACAGGGAAGTCATTGATCTGCTTATCCAGCAAGCCGGCCATACTGCATCATATGCTTATGCTTCTACTACACCTGGTGAGATTGAAGCTATTAGACGGATACTGACTCAGATCAGTGCTGTTTCTGCCAGAATTCACAAGACAAGTGGTAGAGCACCTGCTAACTTTATTGTAACTTCACCGGCTGTTGTGTCATTGTTGGATCAACTTTCGACTCATGGTGACTATGCATCTATAGAGCAAGAGATAGTTGGTGCTGATTACGGTCTTACCACTGCGGATTATGGTATTTCTAGAGTAGGAACACTTCTTAAAAAGTGGGCTGTATTCTGCGATCCTTATATGCAGGAAGACAAAATACTTGTAGGCTTGAAAGGCAAAACGGTAATGGATGCAGGTTGTGTATATGCTCCTTATGTGCCTTTGATGATTACACCTACTTTCTTTGATCCTGATGATAACACTTATAGACGTGGTATAAGAACTCGTTATGCACTTAAGATGCTGCGACCTGAATACTATGGTGTTATAACTGTTAGTGGCTTGCCGACTGTTGTGAGTAACTAATCGGTAAAGCTGCTTTGATTGGCTGAATAGGGGTTGGGTTGTTTCTTTCAGCCCAACCCTTTTTTTTAGGAGAATTTTTATGAAATATAAGTTTGTAATGGATACAACTAAACCTATGCCTCTTTGTGGAACTAAAATAGAAAATAGAGATGGTGCTCTAATCACTGTATATAAGGATTTTGTGTTTAGATGTGGTAATGTTGTTGACTGTGAAGATTTCAACATGATTAGTTGGGTGGATTTGGGGATTATTAGGGAAGTAGAATGCGAAACTGTATCTTCTGTTGTTGAAAATATGACCGTCGATACCAATGATGGCATTGTTGATGATGACATAATTAATGTGTTACAAGGAAAAGAGCATATTGATTGTGATACACAAACATCAACAGGAAGTTTGCTTTTTACAGATGGCGAATTAGTTGTTGCACCAATGATTGATGCAGAAGATAAAGCAGATAATAACGAGGTGACTGAAAATGATAGCGATAATGATACCAATGTTAGTACTAATGGGTATTACCCAACTGATG